TCAAGTCGTGGGGGCGCTGAGGCGGCATGGGGGGAATTATTATCTATTAGAATATGAAGCGTTGCAGGCCGCGCCGCCCTCATGGGTTGTGACGAAGTTCTTCGAAATGCGTTACCGCTGGAGGCCTTATAAGGCGATTGTGGAGTCGGTCGCATATCAGGCGACGCTCAAGTGGATTCTCGAACAAGAAATGATGAAGAGGCAAGAATGGACAACGATCGAGGCATTCAATGACATTAAAGCTAAGCCGATTCGGATTCAGAGCGCCCTGCATGGTTTGGCTTCAAATGGAAGGCTTTTTATTCGGCGAAGTCACACAGCTTTTATTGAACAGTGGACAAAATATCCCGCGGTCGAATTTGATGATATTCTCGACTTCGCTGCGATGGGAGTCTTAGGGTTGACGAATGCTTATGCGGAGACTGAAGAGGACAATGATAATATTGTCCAATTGAGAGCGAGGAGAAATGCACCATGACGGATAAAGATCTCGAATCTTATTATGAAAGGAAGCAGTCGGTGAAAAAGTGGACCGATCCGAGAGAGGGAGAGGCTGAAGCTGCCGGGGATGACCGGAATGCGGAATTCGAGCATCCAAACTATGCTGGAGATCCCGGCCCGCGAAATGCGAAGACAAAACGCGGAGATTGAAATGGGAGATTGAGATGGATCAAGGGGAGTACGAACGCCGTGTCAAAGCACTTCTTAATGCAAAGATTGCGGCTGGTGGGGCGTTCGACCCCGAGCAGGGAAGAGAGTATAATCTGGAAGATAGAAGAAATGAGGGCGCACCGCTGCTGGATTCGGCAAGGCTCCTCGATCCGACGCCGCTGGCGAGTAGTCTTCGACCTCGATACCTCCCTCCAGGAGAATATTATGCAAACCAGCTCGAGCCCGGAGATCAGAATAGTCCACTCGCAAAGCAATTAGGGATAAATGATATTGAGAGATCGCATAATTTGGATATTCTGAAATTGTTGGGCTTCGGAGGAAGTTGAAATGGTAACGCGAAGCTTTGATAGGCAGACTGAGAACTTCCTCTTGCAAAGGCTTGAGGCGAGGGTTAAGTATTCGATGCAAAAGCGGTCGGATCGAATCAAGCAATGGGAGATGGCGGAAGATAAAGCTCTCGCTTATCTTAAAGAGCAAGATGAAGATGCTCTTCGCCGCTCGGCGCGGGAATTGAAGGGCCAGACCACCTACACTACGATGCAGATTCCGTATTCTTACGCCACTCTCATGACCGCCCATACTTATATGACGTCTGTTTTCTTTTCACGATCTCCGGTGCATCAATTCAGTGGCAGACATGGCGAGACAGAGCAGCAAGTGAGTGCATTGGAGGCTTTAACCTCGTATCAGGTCGAAACAGGTCAACATCTGGTCCCGTATTATATTTGGTTGTATGATAGTGGAAAGTATGGTTGTGGTATTCTGGGAAATTATTGGGCGAATGAGCAGGTTCAGTATTCGAGTGTAGAGCAGATGATGATTTTCGGTCCGGATGGCCTTCCGATTCCGGGTTCTGAAAAGAAGGTGCAGCAAACGTTCCGCTCTGCTGGGTATCAAGGGACGAGGGTGTATAATGTCAGTCCGTTCGATTTCGGCCATGATCCGCACTATCCGATGTACAGATTCCAAGAGGGAGAATTCTGTTATGTCCGGAAAACAATCGGATGGAATGAAATCAAAAAGAGACAGTTTGCCGGCTGGTATACTAAGGATGGAGTCGGAAGATTACCCGCCCGACCCCCTCACACTGCGCAGATTCAAGAAGGTTCTTCGGCACTTCTTCGCCCCGATCGAGTGTATCAGCAAACGTTGGGCGCGGCGAATGAAGATCTGAAGCATCCTACAAGTATTGATATTTTTGAAGTGTATGTTGATCTTATTCAGAGTGAGTGGAAGATTGGAAGTTCAGATTTTCCAGAGAAGTGGGTCTTCACAATCAGCTCCGATTATGCGGTCTTGCTCGGGGCAGAACCATTGGGGAACGCACATGGAAAGTTTCCATTCTCAATCATCGAGACAGAAATCGAAGGATACGGATTATATTCTAGAGGAATCCCTGAAATTATTGATCCAATACAACGAACTATGGATTGGCTCATTAATTCCCATTTTTACAATGTTCGCGCAGCCCTCAATAACCAATTCGTTGTTGATCCGAGCAAAATTGTTATCGATGACACGGAGGATGGCGGACCTGGTTTCATTTACAGACTCCGTCCTGAAGCATATGGAACAGACATCACCAAATTCTTCTACCAAGTACCAGTTGCAGACATTACAAGAGCCCATATGTCTGACCTGGAGGCAATGCAGACGATTGGAGAGAGAATTACTGGAATTAATGAACAAATGTTCGGAGGGATCTCCAAATCCCGGACAACAGCGACAGAAGTTCGCACTAGTACGGGATTTGGAGTCAATCGATTGAAGACCATCACCGAATATATAAGTGCGATGGGGATCTCGACGCTCGCCGCGCGAATGGTTGCGGATAGTCAGCAATTTTATGATATGGACAAGAAGTTCAAGATTGTGGGTGATCTCGCGCAGATGGCCGGTCCGAGGTTTATGCAGGTCGATCCGGGAAGCATTATGGGAGATTACGATTTCGTTCCAGTCGATGGGGCGCTGCCGGTCGATCGAATGGCGATGGCGACTCTTTGGCAGAACATTATGGGGCAGATGAGAAATTTCCCTCAATTATTGATGCAGTTCGATATTGGCAAAGTTTTCACACATATTTCGCAGTTGGCTGGGATTCGGAATATCAATCAGTTCAAGATTCAAGTTGTACCTGATCAAATGCTCGCTGCGCAGGCACAGGCGGGCAATGTTATACCACTCCGACCCGGTGGTCCGCAGGTTTCTTTCAATCCGAATGTTGCTACTCTACCGAGCGCGGGAGCGGAGCTAGCGGGGGAGAATGCAGAATCTGGTGCAAGGAGTGAAGCTCTTGGCAGACCAAGCTATCCGTGATGGCGTGAGGCGCCACCGCGAGTTGACGAATGAAGAAAAAGCAGAGATCCGAACCGGAAATGCGATTCGGAATCTTATGAATACTGAAGGCTGGCATGTTTATGAGAAGATTCTTCAACATCACCTTCAAAGTAAGCAGAATGAGTTTCTTCAACCTGCTTCAGTCGAGGTTGATGGGATTAGTCAGATTTTGAGGTCTGAGAGCGCAAAAGGCGCCATTATGGGATTACGACTCGCCCTCAGCATTTGTGAGGGTATCCTTTCGTCCGATAAGGCGCTTCGGCTCCGGCTCGGACTTGATGCTCCGGGAGAAGATGAATGACACACTGGCTTGAAAGCGCAAGGTTTCCCCGCTTCCTCTTGGATGAAAATTCAAGTTCACCTTCCGGCGGCGCGCCCCCTTCGTCGTCGGGTTCTCCTGCACCGGGAACGTCTGATGCTCCAGACAGCGGATCGTCGCCTCCCGAGACGCCCGGTTCCGGTGCAGGAGATTCTTCTTCAGATTCGCGAAGCGAATCTCATGATTCGTTCGATGGCTTCGATGATGATATGGATGCCGTCGATCTCGGAATGGCTGACCAAGCAACGGGTGACGAGCCTGGTGCTTCTGTCAGTCCTCAAGCCGGAGGTCCAAAAGCCACCGAGCCTAAAGCTGCCGCTCCAGCTTCGACTGAAGTGAAGCCGCAGGATCAGGTTAAGGACGCTCAAAAACCTCCGGCACCCGTTGCGAAAGAGGCGCCTTCTTCTCCTCAGTCGCAATTGGATATGGCTCTTCAAGGCTTCAAGGCTAATGAGAAAGAGCTTGGCGAGTGGGCGAGTCAGAATCTCTTTTCGCTCACTCAAGAGGAGAAGGATGCGCTGGAGACTGACGCCGTCAGTATGATTCCCAAATTGATGGGCAGAGTTTATGTCGGGGCGCTTCAGGCGGCCTCGAATCTGATCAAGAACTTTGTCCCGGAAATGGTGAATAGTGGCGTTAGTGTTCAGGCTCAGCGCGCCGCCAAAGCAGCTGAGGCGCTCAACGAATTCTATCAGGCCAATCCTCATCTTTCTGCGGATAAGCATGGGGCAGTGGTCGATAGGTGGGCGAGAGCGTTCAGGGCTGCGAATCCTCAAGCTTCACGCAAGGATGCGATCGCGTTTGTCGGTCGGGCGGTTAGTGCGGAGGTGGGAGTCTTTCCCGGTCAGAGTCAATTGAATGGGGGTGCGAAGCGCCCACAGCCGTTCGCTCCTGCTCGTCCCGGAGGGAAGGCCCCAGTCTCTAGCCAGCAACATGATCCGTATGCTGGAATGGAGGATGATGATTACGATAATTGAAGGAGATACTAGATGTCTGGTATCGCTGGCCTGCGCGGAACAGGCGACTGGGGCACGGACGAGCGTCCCAAGAACTTCCGCGAACGAATCTTGTTCATCTCACCGAATGGCAATGCACCCATCTTTGCTCTTACGAGTAAAGCGGGAAAATATAGTGTCAATGATCCTGAATTCGCATGGTGGGCGGAGAGTCAGAATCTAGTCCGCCTCATTGTGAGCGGTGCGGTCGCTTCGACCGACACATTGGTGACTGTCAGCAGTGTTGATCCCACTGCGACGACGATGTCCGCACTCTATGGCACCGCCACCAATCTGAAGCCGGGTGATATTCTTCTGGTTGAGCCAGCGGCAGACGCGGTGACGTTCGCGAACGAGTACTTGGAGGTCGATACAGTTATCTCTGATACGCAGTTCACGTGCAGAAGGGGTGCTGGCGGATCTACTCCGGGCTCGATTTCGAATGGCGGCGGTCTGACCCTGGTCGGATCGTCTTACGCTGAAGGCACGGGCGCTCCCCGAGCAGTGAGTCGCAATCCGGTGAAGTTCAAGAATTATATTCAGATCTTCAAGGATTCTTATGAGCTGACTGGGACGGCGGCGGAAACGTTCGCCAGAACGGGGAATGCCTGGTCGAATGATAAGAAGCGCAAGATGTTCGACCACGCGCGCGACATTGAGATGTCGATGTTGTTCAATCCGGCGGGGGTTGAAGTGGTCGGCGATAACGGGAAGCCGAAGCGCTTCATGGGCGGACTGCGCACTTTCATTCCAGCGACGAACACTACGGTGTTCTCTGTTGCGACGACTGCGCAGACGTTCGCGGATGCGGTCGCGCCGGCGTTCAATTTCGATCTGGGGGGCGGAGACACTAGGCTCGGCTTCTGCGGCAACACGGCTCGAGTCGAGCTGGGTAAGATTATTCAGGCCGCGACGGGTATCAAGATTGAGCTTGGCAATCCTGTCAAGCTCTTCGGTGTTGATTTCCAAGAGTTCATTCTGCCGATGGGCAGGATTCTCTTGAAGTCTCATCCTCTGCTGTCTCAACATCCGCTGTATCGGAAGGCGTTGTTCTTGCTTGATTTCTCTTGCATCAAGTATACAACGATGAAGGGGCGGCCGGACGCGAAGATTAAGGACGACGTGCAACTCCCGGACGAAGATGTGCGCCGCGGATTCATTCAGTCCGATTGTTCACTGATGGTTGACGGCGGTGGGCTTTCGCAAGCCTACGTCGGCAACATTAGTGCAACTTGAAGGGAGGCGCATATGCGTTCCAATCTGGACGACTCGAGGGCACGCGCTCTTATGCTCGACGGCCCTCAAAAAATGACGTCGCAATATAGCACGATCTCGGCGGATCTGACGATCGCTCAAGGAGGTCCCTATCTGTTCACGGTCGATCCGGGGACCACGGCGCGGAATGTTCTGCTCTATACTCCGACGAATAATCAGGTCGTTCATCGACACGAGATCATTAATTTGGGGACTTCGACCGGAGTCCTCACGATTAAAGATCCCACAAATACGACCACATATGGCACCGTTCCCATCGGCAAGAAGGGAGAGGTGATGTGGAATCCGAAGACGCAATTGTGGGCAGTGTTCCCGAGCGCATAATGTGCTCGGCGAAGAAAGGAGAGGCGAAATGGCGTATGTTCCTGTTGTAATCAGTGGAGTCAGTTATCCGAAAAATAAGAAGGACCCACCGCAGCCGGTCACGATTGTAGGGAATGCGTGGATTGCTGGTCTTATGGTCGATGGCGGGCCGGTACTTCCTCCGGCGCAGCCTGACACTCCTCCGGGTGTTCCGGCGTTCCCGATTTGGGGACCGCCCGGAATGGATCTTCCTGATAAGCCGGGTTATCCGCCGGTCGCGGGTGGAGGTCCGATTATTCCGCCAGAGTCTCCGCCGGATATTCCGACTGATCCGACGACTCCGAAGCCGCCGCCGCCTCAAGGAGGGTGGGGTTGGCATCCGGTCTATGGATGGGGATATTTCCCTGGATCTGGAGGGAAGCCGCAGCCGGGAGGTGGAGGTTAGGTGTAATTGGGGACATTATCAGGTCGATGATGTCCCCATTAACCTTTGGAGGCGTCAATGGCGAAGAAACATCCGGGTTTCAAGAATGTACAAAAAAGCATCGCTCGGAAGCAGGGAGTTTCAGAAGAGCGCGCCGGTGCGATGCTCGCAGCGGGGACGCGAAGAGCGAGCGCTGCTGCGAAGAAAAGAAATCCCCACCTGAAAAGAGTGAAGGGGTAGCGCGATGGCAAGAAAAGGAAGAGGAGATCGCCCTCCTGTAAAGGGCTCTAAGGTTCGAACAAAAGAGCAAAGGATGGCGGCGCGAAATGCTCCGCCGGGGCTTAGTCAGAGAGGGGGACCGCCAAAAGGGAAAAAACCAGCTCGAAGGAGTCAGTGATGGCAAAGGGATTCAAGAAAGCGCGGTCGGTCAGCAAGCGCAAGCCGAGAGATCCGGAAGAAAGAAGGGAAAAGCGGCCATCTCGAGATGATCGGGGTGGACAAGAAATGAATCCGAACATGGCTGGGATGTATGGAGCGGGGAGTCAAGAGCCCCCGGCAGCACTCTCTGCCGCGCTCGGACCAATCAAGAAGCCGGGGATGTAAAATGATCGCGGGGCTCATATATCTTGTGATATATATGATCATTATTGGAGTAATCGTCTGGTTACTCCTCTATCTGATCGATGTGGTCCCGCTCCCCGAGCCGTTTAATCGGGTGGCGCGAGTGGCGATCATTGTGGTGGGAGTCTTGATTATTATTCTGCTCCTGCTTCAGTTCATTGGGGCTGATGTTCCGGTGCCACGATTAAAGGGAGGTTGAAAATGCCCCCGAAAAGTGAAGCCCAGCGTCGAGCGATGGGCGCGGCTATGAGTGGCCACTCGACTCTTGGAATTCCTAAGTCCGTCGGGAAGGATTATATTCAGGCGGATAAAGGTGGAAAACTTCCTAAAAGAGTGAAAAAGGGAAAAAGGAAGCAGAGATGATACTCGATCAGGCCATCGCTGAAGTTCAGCAGATCGCCGGATGGCGGTCGGATAAGGTTGCCGAGATCACTCGGGCGCTCCAATACGCGCAGAATGAGCGTGAAAAACCGAGCCGCACGTATCCGTGGTTTCTCAGAAAAGAGAATCCGACCGCCATCGTTACGTCTTATAATGTTGCGCAGTATAGTATTCCGAGCGATTATATTGAAGACACGGAGGAGAAAGATGGGAATCTATTCATCTATCTCCAATCTTCAGGGGCAAGCCCGCCGCAGGTTCCGGGGGATTCACGCTCGCGGACCGTGTTTCTTAAGAAGCAGAGTTTTCAGGATTCCCAAGTCCGTTATTTCGGTGAATGGCCTTACGTCTACTATAATCCCGCAGGTGCGCGTTACGATACGGGGAGTTCGGTGGGACCCGGAGTGCCTATTGATTATTATCTCGGGGATAGCTTTGTCCTTCTTTATCCTACTCCTGATGGAGTTTATAATATTTCGTGGCGTTATTGGGCTCAGGACGCTGCTCAGACTCTTGGAATGGAAAACAAATGGTTAAAGTTCGCGCCGTGGGTTCTGATTGGCCACGCGGCGCTGAAGATTTGCGCGGATCTGGGAAATAAGGATGGAGTTCAGACGGCAAGTACGATTCTTCAAGGGGCGGAGGATAATTTGTTTCGCGCCACGATTAATCGGAGTGAGGCTGGGAAGAGGCGTTCGATGGGGAGCCGGTTATGACAGTCGAGACTGCAACGTATATAGCGGATCTTCAGCCGACAAACCCTCCGGGAACAGATCCAAAGTCTCAGGGTGATGATCATATTCGGTTAATTAAGCAGGTTTTGCAGAATACATTCACCGGGGCGAGTCGAGCGTTTCAACTTCCTTCAACGATTTCTAAAACTGCGAACTATACTATTCAACGCTCCGATGGAGAAAGCATTATATATTGCTCGACTGCGGCGGGAGCGGTGACATTAACGCTGCCGACCCTGACCGCGGCGGACCAAGGATGGAAGGTCTGCTTTATAAAGACAACGCTCGATGCTAATCCGATTTTTGTTGTTCCGCCAAGCGGGAATGTTAATTCTGGAGGTTACACCGTTGCAAAGGCACGGCGCGCGGTTCCGAGTAGAATGCAGTATGCTATTTGGGATGGCTCGACGTGGTATATTCCGAGGTCTCATAGTTTCCCGATTGGAACGATCTTGGCGTATTGGGGTCCGGGCGGTGCAGCGGTTGCGCCCGCTGGTTTTGAATGGCCGGACGGCCGCGCGCTCGCAGCGGCAAATTATCCAGAATATGCGGTGGCTCTTGGTGCGAATGCACCGGATATTCGAGGTTACGCTTTACAGACTTTAGATAATATTGGTGGCACTGCGGCTGGACGCTTGCCGAGTGGTTTGATTAATGGAAGTACGCTCGGCGCTACAGGCGGCGTCGATGCTGTTACGCTTACGAATGCGCAGATTCCGGCGCATTTTCATGGAGCGCCGATTATCGATCCAGGGCATTCGCATAGCTTCAACTATACAGGTCCGGCGGTTGGCCCCGGAACAGGTTCGACGCCGAACTATTTCTATTCTAGTACCTCTACTCTGGGCGGTACTACTGCCGCTGCGGTGACTGGTGTTCGGGTCAGTACAGCGAATGGTGCAGACCAAACGGCGAGTACTGGTGGCGGCGGTTCGCATTCAAATCTCCAACCGTCAATCATGGTGGCGAGGCTTTTGGTAACAGAGTGATGAATGTTTTTGTTATTCTAATCATTCTGCATTTGGTTGATGGAGGCCAAGTCGTCGTTAATGTGGAGGAAATTACAAGTTTGAGGCAATCAAAAGAGGAGGGATCAAAGCACTTCACTGAGAAAGCCAAGTGCCTAATAAATCTGGCAGATGGCAAATTCGTAACGGTGATTGAAACTTGTGAGGAAGTTCGTAAACAGATAGAAGGTGATCTGAGATGAGCAAACAAATTGAAGATCTAGCTGCGCGGCTCCAGGGAGACTTGAAGGCTCTTACAGGGGCCACTGAAAAGATGACCCCCGAGCCGGACCCCAGCGCTCCCCCGGAGAAGCCGAAGCCGACGGATGAAGAGAAGGATAATTACAAAAAGCTTCTCGAATCGACAAAAGGGAATCTGAAAGCCCTCGAAGACGCGATCGACGCTGAAGAGAAGAAGGTCGATCCGGAAGCTGCAAAGGCGAAGGAAGCAAAGTCGGCACATACCGCTGGGGCGTCAGGCGGCACGAGCACACACAAGGCGACCTGACGTCAAAAAGAAGTCGAAACCGAGGGCGAAGACGAAAGCTGATGCCAGAAATACAGATCGACATAAACGACGTGGCAAGCGTGGGAGTCGTTAGAGATTCCCCGCCCCACGAGCTTCCGCCGGAAGCCTGGACACTCGCTGAAAACGTCCGGTTTGAAGACGACAGCATTGTCCAGCTTCTTGGATATACGCAAATTTTCGGAAGTCCGGGTGTCGCGCCGTATTTTGCGCAATTTGTTTCTGCACCGGGGCAGCCTTGGTGGCTCTATGCTGGTCTGAATAAAATCTATGCCTACAATGGCACAACGCACACCGACATCACAAGGACGACTGACGGAGGGGTCTATAATGCTTCGAGTGCGTCGCAATGGCAAGGGACAAATATTGGTGGTATTCCTGTAATCAATAATGGAGTCGATGTTCCGCAGTTCTGGGGGGCGTATTCTTCGGCGACAAAGATGGCCAATTTGACGAATTGGCCCGCGACGCTCAGGTGTGCAGTTATTCGCGCATTTGGACCTTATATGATGGCGCTCAATTTGACTGATTCGGGAGTCTTGAAGCCGTATGATGTTCGGTGGAGCCATCCAGCAGATCCGGGTTCTGTACCGCCCTCTTGGGATATTACTGACACGACGAAGAATGCGGGACAAATTTCTCTGTCTGATGTGGATTCGGGCCAAATTGTTGACGGGCTCAGCCTTCAGGGGAGGTTCTACGTCTATAAGGAAAATTCTTGTTGGCGGTTCCGGAATGTGGGAGGTCAATATATCTTCGACGAAGATCCGTTTTTGGAGAATACGGGTCTTCTGGCTCCGCGTTGTGTTGCACTCACAGGAGATGGACAGAGACACTTCTTCGTCGCCCAAGACAATATATATTTACATGATGGGAACTCTGCGAAGCCCCTTCTGGATAAGAAAACAAAGCGTTACCTTTTCAATGCGCTCGATATTGGCTATTATGCATCCAGTTTCGTCTTTATCAATCCTGTTCGAAGAGAAGGTTGGTTCTGTTATCCAAGTCTGGGAAATCAGTTGCCTTCTCGAGCCCTAATTGTGAATTATGAAACGCTCGCGGTGACGGAGTGTGATGTAGATTTTCAGGCGGCGGCGATTGGCACGGTTCAGACGTCTGATCCAGGAGTCTGGGATTCGGATTCGAATTCGTGGGTCAGTGATTCGACAACGTGGGATATTACGAATAGAAGAAAAATTGTGCTCTGCAAGCCGACGGCGACGAAATTTGAACAACTCGATCTCGGTCTTACAAGGGATGGAGTTCAATTCACTGGTCTGATTCAGAGGGTCGGACTCAGTATGGTTGGACGGAATCGTAGGTCTGGAGAATGGATTGTGGACTTCGAGACGCGCAAGATGTGCCATCGGGTCTGGCCTAAAATGTCGGGGAGTGCGGTTCAGATTCGGTTGGGAGGACAAGATATTCCGGGTGGCCCGGTGCGGTGGAGTTTGCCGCAGACATTCGATCCGAGTGTGAGTAAATATTGCGATATTAGTGCCGAGGGTGCTACGCTCTGCATTGAAATCAGTGGAAAGAATGGATGGAAGCTTGACGGATATAAGCTCGATTTGGTGACACTTGGAAAGTTCTAATGCCATTCAAGGCCAAAAAAGCGAAAGGAATTAATACGGGTTCGCTTGAAGAACTCGCTGATAGTGTTTTGGATCTCGCACAATATACTGAAGATGAATTTGCACAGGTCGCTTCGAGTTTCCAATTAACTGAGCCAGAGACGATTCTCTTCTCTGCGCCACCGAAGCCTCGCAGAGGCACCGTCATTTATGCGGATGGGACGAGTTGGAATCCCGGATTTGGAGAGGGGCTGTATAGCTATAATGGTAGTCTGTGGGTCCCCTCACGGGGGGATCTACTTTGGAATACGAAGCAGAGTCTGAGCGCGGCGCAGATCTCTCAGATTTGGGCGAATATTGGTCCTCCGCCGAAGAATTATGTCATGAACGGCGCGATGGTGGTCTCGCAAGAGAATGGACCGAATGTAGGAACGACGTCGGGTTATTACCCTGTAGATCATTTTTTCACTACTTTTTCCAATACTACAGCAGTGGTGAATGCAGCGCAGGTAACTAGTTATACTCCGGGAGATTCCCCTTCTCGAGCCAGATTGACTGTTGCGACGGCAGATCCAACAGTAGGGGCGACCGATTTTTATGCTCTCGCTCATATGATCGAAGGTATACAAGCGTTGGATCTTAGAGCTGGGACTTCAGCTGCTAAGACAATAACTATTCAATTCGGATGCAAGGGGCCGGCTGGCACTTACTGTCTGGCAGTGATGAATGGTGCGCAAGATCGACATTATATTTGCGAATATACAATTGCGGCGGGGGAGGCGAATACGGATGTCGTTAAGTCTGTCACTCTTCCACTTGATCAGACCGGGACTTGGTTGACTGATACTGGACGTGGGATCGATTTGTTCTGGATATTTATATGTGGTTCGAGTTATCAAACGGCACCGAATGTCTGGGGTGCTGGAAACCTGCTTGCTTCGGCTAATCAAGTTAATTTTATGGCGACGGTCGGAAATGTTTTTGAATTATTCGATGTCGGATTATATGAAGGAAGTTCTGCTCCTCCCTTCCAGGTGCCTGATTATATTGATACATTGCTCCGTTGTCGAAGATATTTTAACATATTCCGACCAAACATTGCTGGCGGACCGTTCGCTGCAGGTGAGGTCTATAATGCGACGCTTTCGCTTCATCCGTTCATGTTTCCGACTCGAATGCGGGTTGCGCCGACTTGTTCGGTTTCTGCCGCAGCAGATTTTGGTATTGTTGCGCCTTCGGCTATTTATACTCCTACGGCTTTCGCATTTTCTTATGGTAGTGCGGATAGTATTCGTATAGATGTGACTAGTTCTGCAATGACATTGGGGCCAGCGTATCTGCAAGCAGGGAATACAAATGCGTGGATGAAATTCAATGCGAGGTTGTAATGTTGCAAGAAGCTGAAGGAAAAGGAGATCGGAAAGTTTTCCTCTTCAGTGAGGCGCAGATCGATTTCTATTGGGCAGATGTAGCGTCGCTGCTTGCAAATTGTCCGGGATATTATGATTTCTATACTCCTGAGTGGACGTATCAGAGGGCAAAGGCTGGAGATCTTCAAGTCTGGGGCTGCACGGATGGAAATATAAGGGCGATAGTGCTCACGCAGATTCTTTGCTTTCCCGCACAAAAGGTATTCGAAATTATTGGGGCGGCCGGAATCGGTCTGCTCGATTTCTTCGATGAATTGGAGGAAGTTTTCGAATTCATTGCGGCGGATGCGGGATGTGGAATGATGACCGCTCGGGTTCGACCGGGAATTGAGCGGATGCTTCAGAGGAGGCAAAAAGGTGCGCTCCGCCACGCTGTCTTCATCTATAAGCCGGTCGGAAAGAGGAGTGAGCACTAATGGGTGGTTCAACTCAATCTGACGTCAAAACGACGACGCAACAACTTACTCCAGAACAGCAGGGCTTGGTTAGTCTGGCCTATCCGCAGTATCAACAATTCGCGGCGTCGAATCCGACTCTGCCGGGGGCGTCCGGTGTTGCGCCCTTCGATCCGAGTCAAATTGCGGGACAGAATGCGATTCTGGGTACAACTGGGATCGGAGGACCGGGAACTCAGACCGGGGGAACGATGTCGGGGACGCTCCGACCTGCCGTTATGCCCGGTATGGCTGAAACTGGAGGCGGAGGACCCAGCACGGTTCAAGGTGAAAGGATGTCGGCGGGCGGACCCGACGGCGCTGGAGCAAGTCCGTCGATGGCGGATATTGTAGGTACGGCTGGAGGCACCAATCGATATTTGTCGAGCGGAGCGTTCCTCGATCCCGGATCGAATCCTTATGTTCAGAACGCGATCAAGGCGGCGACGGACCCAATCTATAATCAGTTGAGGGAGTCGGTCATTCCAGGGCAGCAGGCTACTGGCGCCGCGGGGGCGGGAGCTAATTTTGGGGGTAGTCGCCAGGGAATTGCGGAAGGCCTCTCCACTCAGGGGGCACAAAGGGCGGCAGGGCAGGCCGGTGCGAACATAATGAATACGGCGCTCGGTCAGGGCCTGAATGCGACGCTTCAAGCGATTGGTCAATCGCCGTCTCAGGCGATGGCGCAGACTATTCCGGGCATGGTAGCGAGTGGAGTCGGAGATGTGAGGCAGCAGCAAGCGCAGAATGTTCTGGATGCACAGAATCAGGCTACGATGTTCGCGCAAATGCTCCCCCTCTTAAAGGCGCAAATGTTGACGCAGGGAGCGGCGGGGCTGCCGGGAGGTTCGACTCAAGCAGTCGGGACGAGTAATACAGAAGCGAATCCCTTTAGCCAAATAATTGGAGGTGCGAGCGCTGCGGGCGGCCTGATGGGCGGGCTCGGCAAGCTGCTCCCCTTCTTTATGATGTGAGGAGGAAAAAATGGCTGCCGACGATTTCGATCCCATGTCTTTCACTCCGTGGAACCTTGGTCCTCAAGATCCGCTCATAGATTGGGCTTCGAATCTTAAGCCGAGTGAGCTTCAAGATTTCGTAAAGCAACATACGCTTGATCCTCAGTCTGCGATTGATAAACTGATTGAGAGGGGAATTGCGCCCCCGCCCACAATACCGGGATCTGCATCGAGCTATGTTCCGGGAGCACCGCCCGCGACGCCGACAATGGGATGGGGAGGAAAACCTGTTGTGCCTCAAGATTCACCGATGGCAAGGCCGCCTGCTCCAGAGGATATTGTTGGAGATCCGAGGTATGGTAATCTGACTGATGTTCCATGGAAACCGGGAGATGCGGTTGCGGATACTTCGATTCCGAAATCCGTGATGCCTGCGGGAGTCAGACAGAATTGGCCCGCGCCGCTTCCGGTTTCAAGACCTGCTGGAGCAGATCTCGACGCGGTGAAGAAGCCGGTGGAAGTTGCAGCAGCGGAGGGTCCAAGAGCCGCAGAAGAGAAACCTGAAGACACGAGTTCGCAGAATAAGAAAAAGGGCGATTTCGGCGAAGCGATGTCGGATTTTCAAAAAAGTCTTGCGGGGGTCAAGGCGCTCGCGCCGCCGCCGGTCAATCCGGTCGGGACGCCGAGTGTGCGGAGTCCTACAAGTATTAATGCTCCGGGGATTCAACAGCTTCTGGCGCTCGCTGGGCAGAGGCCAACGAACCAGATCGCAAGTCTTGCTTCATTTTTAAATAGGGGGAGGATCGCATGAGAATGTATGCTGACGACAATACACCATTCGATCCGACGGCCGCGGCTCAAGGTGATCAGGCTTCGAGTGATGAGTCAAAGCAGGCTGGCGGGCCTTCTAAGCTCCGTCAAGCGTGGGATATGTGGACTTCTAGACCAGAAAATAATGCTGCCATGTTGCAGTTTGGTCTTGCGATGCTTCAGCCGCGGGCTCCTGGACAGTCGGCGATCGGACAATTCGCCAATGCTGTTGGTCAGGGGGCGGAGGCTTCGCAAAGAAATGTTGCTGAGCAAGAACGTCTGAGCAAACAAGAAGAAGAGATGGAGCTCAAAAAGAGAGAACAAGGTCGAAAAGAGACAGAAACAGGTTATTATGGAGATTATACAAAGGCGCTCGCTCAGCGCGCAGCTCAAACTGCTGTGGGGAAAGGTTTGAGTGGAAGGATTGCGACACAGAGGGCGTTCAATACGTGGCTCGCAAAACCGATTGATCCGCTCGCTTCTTCGATGGGCCAAGTTGGAGATCCGATTCTTGAAGCATTACAGAAACAGTTCCCGAATGTGAAGACAAAGGGGGATCTTCTGGCGAATCCGCAAGCACTCGGCGCGGCGAGAAAATTGTTCGAGACCAACTTGGCTGAGCCGGATGAGGAGACTGGACTCCCATCCTCTGCGGCGCCAGCGGCGCCCACGGCTCCGAGTGCTCCGAAGCCGGTCTATGATCAAGCGACGGGAAAATTGAAAGGATATTATTATCCAGATAGGGGATATGTTCCCAATGCCCAATGAGTTGCCGGAAGGGTTAACCTTTACGCCTCCGCAGACTGATCCGGAGCTTCCAGAGGGATTGACATTCGATACGCCGGAGCCACCGAAGGCGGTGCTGCCGGAGGGTCTGACATTCGATAATCCTGCTGCTCCGGTGGAAAAGCCCCGTCCGACTGAAGATCCAATTACGAAACCGAATAGTGAGGCCCCCGGCTTCTGGGATGCGATTGTATCGAGTTTCAAGAGGGGGCTCGTCGATCGCACTCTGGCAGATATTGGGGGCGCTCAGGCGATTTTACCGAAGGATTGGGGTGGAAAAACATTGGAGGAAATGAATCAAGAAAAATTACTACATCCGGAAACACAAGATGAGATCAATAAGCTTCTGGGAGAAAAGATCACTGACGGCTGGAATGATCCGAAGTGGTACGGAGCGAATATTGCTCACGGAATGGGTGGAATGGTGCCAGGGGCTGCGGCAATGCTCGCTGGTTCGGTGTTCGGAGGAGCGGGTGCTGTCGCGGGGATGGCAGGCGAAGCGGGGCTGGGCACGATTGTTCCAAGTTATCAAGCGGCGAGAGCGAAAGGTTTGAATGAAGATCAAGCGCTCACTCGATCGATTGTGGATTCTGGGATTGCAACGGCGTTCGGTACGGCGATGGGAATTATTCCGGGGGCGTCGCTTTTCGGTCGGGTGCAGCAAGAGGGAGCGGAGCAGGTTGCTCAATTATTGAAGTATCCGGTCGCCGAAGCACTCACACAGATGGGAATTGTTTTGCCGAGTCTTGGAACTGCGCAGGGCGCCGTCACGACGCTCACGCATGGCGAGGTTCCTGGATGGGAAGATCTCGCGAAAGATTATTTTATCGGGCTCGGCGTTGGTGCGGGAGCGTGGGGAGCACATCAAGCTGCGGCGGGCTCTGTAAGAATTGGAGCGAAGGCGCTTCCGAGTGCGAGGCCCGCGACGCCGGAAGAGATTCAGAGGGCTTTTCAGAGCCAGGTTCCGAATGTGAGTGCGGAACCGGGTGCTATTCGTTTGGGAGAAACTCCGCCCGCTGAAGTGGCGGCGATGGAGGATGTTCTTTATCCGAGAGAGGATCGGATTTTTTATTCTCCAACGCTCAAGGCGGTGCATGAAAAGGTGCCAGAGAATGCAACAGTCGAGCAGGTCATCGGTACGTTAAAGAACTCGCCCGGAGTGAAGGAAGAGGAGCTTTTGGATCTAAATCTTCCGCAATATCTTTCGAGTGTCGAGGGGAAGGTCAACAAAGCTGATTTGATTGCGCATATTGAGTCGAATGGTTTGATTCTGGAGGAGAGAACTTCGCCGCTGGATTTCGATCCTGAATATGCAAATCAGGTGCTTCCGGGCGAACGTTCGAATTATAGAGAGCTTTTGCTCAAGGTTCCGATTAAGAATGAGCCCGATCCCTTCAAAGTTGAAGAGAGGGCGAAAGACACTTGGGATTATAATTATGCAAGAGAATTCGGTCCGTGGGAGCAGGCTGGAGAATTTTCACGCGAAGGGATGCGAAAACAGGCGAGGAACTTTTTCCTTCAAGAAGATCCGACGGTGTTCACTGGAAGCCATTGGCAAGATCCGAATGTCTTAGCCCACGTTCGAGCAACGGACCGCACGGGACGGAATGGTGAGAGGTTGCTCCATGTTGAGGAGATTCAGAGCGATATTCACCAGATGGGGAGAAGAGCTGGCTATCGTGCGAAAGAGGCACCGGAGATCTCAGTTGAAGATGCGCAAAGAAATGTTGATCGGGCGAGGTTCAAATATGAGAATGCGCGCCAGTATGTGGAAGCTCAAGGGCTCGTGGCGCATGAAGATCCTTATCTTCAAGAGTTGAGGCAAGGGTGGAGGGATGCTTCGAATGTATTCAATGAGGCTGTCCAGCAGATGGGGAAGGCGCCGGATTTGCCCTTTAAGTCGAATTGGTCTGAGCTTGCGGTTAAACGGGTTCTGAGACTCGCGGCGGATGAGGGATATGATGGTGTCTCTTGGACGACAGGGGATCAGGTCGGTCTGCGGCTGGGGACCGCGAAGCAGCTTCAGGGTTCGAGGGAGTTTTATGATAAACAGGTTTCGAGGCTTTTCAAGAAATGGGCAGATAAACTCGGAGCGGATGTCCAGTCTACTCGATTCGATGTCCGGCCGGAGGATTATTATTCATCTATTCCGGCACAGATCAGGGTTCAGAGAGAGCGTCTGCATCAAGAGATGGGAGTCGATCCGAATAGATTGAAGGATAATTATTTCGTGAAGTTGAATCCAGCCTTTGGATCGAAAGTCAGGATGGGCCTCCCACTCTATGAAACGGAGCCGAGTGGAAAGGGAAAAGTTCGCATCAATGATATTGTGACGATCGGGACGCCTGAGGCGCTGATTGAGCCGGCGAAAAAGATCGCAAAGATTTCTGTTCAGATCGCTAAGGATCTCAAATTGAGCAGGAAGATGAATATTGTGATGGAGCCGAATAAAGCGAGGTGGCGCGGAAAAGCTGAACTGCGCAATGGAGAATATGTGGTGAATATTAATCTCAATAGACTCAGGACTCCGGAAGATCTATATGCCACCGCGGCGCATGAAATTGGACATCTGATCTATTGGGATAAGTTCGCGAATCTAGACCATTCGACTCGAACGCTCATCTTTGATGAGTTTAGGAAGTTTCGGGAATCTGTGAATCTTTCACAAAAAACGGTCGGAGACGTGAGAAGATTGAGGGATAATGCGATCTCTGAAATGACCGGGGCGCGGAATCTTCCAGATTGGGAGGGAGGGAAAAGGCAGAACGACATTCCGCTCTCGGATCTCCAGACTGGATCTCGGGAATATCTTTTGCATTTCAAAGAATGGTTCGCTGAACAGGTGGCAAAGTGGGCGACCACGTCGGATAAGCCATTGTCGAGAGTCGATAAGTTTTATAAGTCATTGGGGCAGACTATTCGAAATATAATCGAGCGCTTCCTCGGTCGAAAGTTGGGGAATGCGGAGGCGGTCCCGGTAATGCAGAAGTGGCTCGATTCGCTCATGAAAGACACTCCAGAGTTCATTTCTGACATCAAGGACAAGCATGAATTGGATGGGAAGAGACTCAACGCTGAGGCCATGAACAGGGATGGGACCCCAGAGGTGCGCTCTGTACCACCCACCGCGCTCACTGTCGGAGGTAGGGACATCATTGATAGTCTTCCACCAGAGCTTAAGGGGCCTGGCAATGCTATGGCGGCGCACGCGGATCGGATGAATAGATTCTGGGAATGGATGACTAGTCTTCCGCAGATCGCTGATATGAATAAACATATCCGTGGCCTTCAAATCTATAAGGAAGTTGTCGCTCTTATGAATTTGGAGAAGAATAACATTATGGGGGATGCTCATACTCGCCTCAAGCAGTGGAAACTTGTCAAAGACCCCAAACAGCTTTTCGGTCTCAATAAGTTCATCGAAGATTATGCGAATGGGATGTTCAAGCTAACTGATGATGGGATTATTCGAAGGCCGACTGCAACGGAGTTCCAAAAGCTCGCCGAGAAGCATAAACTTAGTGGTCAAAGTCTCAGGGTCTTCGAGGGGCTCGTAGCAGATTTTGATGGCTTCTTGGAGAAATACCGTAATCTCTTGATGCAAGACGCTGCCAGAATAAAAGATCCGGTGGCTCAACTTCAAGCGATCGAGAGCGCAAATACACGCATCGACAATATGTTGAAAAGGCCATTCTTTCCTCTCACTCGTTTTGGAAAGTATACGATAACCGTCTACGATCATGCAGGAAATGTGAGACATTTCGAGCAGACGGATTCTTTGCGTCAGCAAAAGAAGATCGCGGCGGCACTCGAGAAGTCGAGTGACCTCCTCCCAGGCGATCGGGTCAGAACTGGAGAGGTCCCAAAAGATGCGACACCACTCTTGGGGATGCCGCCGGGCTTCATCGACTTGGTCGCGGATAAATTGTCGTTGAGTCGAACACAGAGAGGGATGCTCGATCAACTCAGGTTCGATTATGCGCCGTCGCAAAGCTTCCGTCACCAGTTCAAGGCGAAGGATGTCACTCCGGGCTATAGCACCGATTTCCAAAGGGCGTACGCCCACTTCTTCTTCCATGGCGCGAATCACATCACTCGGGTCAAGTGGGTTGATGCTCTGAGGGATCAGATCAAGGACGTCAAGAAGGGATCTATTGACCTGAACGACGCAGTCAAGCGCGATAAGATCGCGAATTATATGACTGAGCATCTCGATATGCTCGTCGATCCGAAGCCGGATTTCGCGGCTCTGAGGGGATTGATGTTCCATTGGTTCCTCGGTTTTAATCCGGCTTCAGCGACATTAAACCTTTCGCAGACGCCAATTATGACCTATCCGCATCTGGCAAGTAAATTCGGGGATCTCAGAAGCGTAGCTGCGATCTCCAGAGCGGGGCTCGAATTGAACAACTTCTACAAGAAGGGAACGATCCAGGAGCTCGCAAAGAACGCGCCGCCCGGACCCGCTGGTTCGAAGTTCCGGGCTCTGGCGGAGGCGGTCAAAGAAGGCGTTATCAGTGAGACGCAAGCTCACACACTTGCAGCCGTTAGCGAGGATCGAAATCTGCTCCGCGCCTTCGGAAACAGAGGTGAGGAATTCTGGCAGAAGTTCTCTGAGGCATCCAGTTGGATGTTCGAGATGACCGAGCAGTATAATCGGCGTGTCGCATTCAGAGCCGCTTGGGACCTCGCGATGCGAGACCCGAATGGTAAATATGTCCAGCAGACTGTTCGAGACAACCCGCTCCAATACCAGCGCCTGAGAGATTCTGGTTGGAGCCACCAAGAGGCAGCCGCGTTCACCGCTGCTAAAGACTCCGTGGAAAAGACTCAATTTGTCTATGCTCCTTATTCGAGACCGAAGTTCATGTGGGGACGGAAAGGTGCCTTGTTCATTTTTAAGTCGTTCGTACAGAATAGTCTATTCAATATGTGGAATAATAAGGCGATGGGCGCCCGGAGTCTGTTAATCATGGGAGCGCTCGGTGGTCTTATGGGACTGCCGGGGACTGAAAATGTGAATTCGATCATCAAGGCGCTCGGGTGGAAATTGTTCGGAAAAGATTGGGATGTCGAAGATGAAGCGCGCAAGTTTGCGATAGATGTCACGCATGGAAATATTAGTCCGGATCTGTTGCTTCATGGGATGAGTGTTCATGGGTTCGGGATTCCACATGTCATGAATGGGATGGGGAGTCTTGTGGGTCTTCCGAAATTCTTCCCAACGCTGGATCGAAGCAAGAGTATCTCCATGGGCGATGTGACGGGGTTCGATCCATTTGCTCCTCTTCAACCCGTCAAAGACCCGAAAGGGGCGGAATTCCAGCAGTTGCAAAGAGCCGCCGGGGCAGGATTCGGGAATCTCTTCGCTTTGTACAATTTCCTCACAAGCACGCAGAATCTCAGTGAGTTGAAACGATGGGAGCAAATTATGCCGCGGTTTATGAGCAATATGTCTCATGCATACCGCTATGCGACCCGCGGGGAGGAGGTGAACAAAGCCGGGAATACGGTTGTGCGATTCGACCCGCACGACACAATGCAGATGGCAGAGATTCTCGCTCGCGCGGCAGGTTATCAGCCACGACGTCTGACCGCTCGATGGGAGAGCATTCAGGCCCAACAAGAAGCCAGCACCTATTGGGATCTGAGGCGGGGGATCTTGCTCAGACAATTCGGAGATGCTGTAAAGAGTCAGAATCCCGAGGATCGGGCGCGGGTTGTGAGTTCGATTCGGAGCTTCAATCAAGAGTTGCCTCCCGAGGCTAGGATGAAGGCTTTGACCAGCCAAGCACTGAAAGAATCCGTCCAACAACGTCTGAAGGTGAAGGCGAAGCAGGAGGCGGGGCTGCCTCTGGCGAAGAGCGATATTCCGCTTTCTCTAAATCTTCAGAAGTATTATCCGGAGGGTCTCGCACCGAATCAGGTGGGAGCGAAGCCGGTTCAATGATGTCGGCAATAGGGCGGCGAATGAGTTCACCTTTCTGGATCTCAGAGCAATGGAGCCATGTGCCGCAGAGCTTGCAGTAAGACATATAGGATTCGAGTTGGCAGCCGTCGGATTCGTCAGCCATCGGTCTCTCCGATCATTCGAATGATTTCCTCCAAGCGTAGCAAGTAACGAGGGGCGATTGGGCCTAGTTTTCTAAAATTCTCAGCGTCACGAAGTTCGATCAGAAAATTGGTGATCGCGACGCGAACGGTCATTGATTGGCCGTCGTTGAGTACTTGGCCATTTATGGTGATGATGGGTTCTCTAAACATGCGGAGAGACCTCCATTTTGGGGACATTATCGAGGCGATAAGGGGCCTATTTTCATGGAAGAGTTCTGGCTTGGTGTCTTTTGCGGTACGCTCGTGGGCGTGAGCTTAGCCGTCATTGTCATGTCGATCCTTGTGGCTTCGGGGGACTCTGGCCCTTCTGACCCGGATGGACCGACGGCACTACTACCCCCTGGATACCGTTTATAGTCGTTAGTTCGAGAAGTCTGCCGTGAATGGCAGCGCGGACCGCTTCTTCGAAGTCTTTGAGGGTCATGTGGTTCATGCTTCGCGCCCACAAACCTTTTGACGTCATGAATCCGCTGAATCGGACAATTGAGACGATTTCGTTGACGTGATTCTTTTGGTCCGTGACGCCAATAGATTCGAAGACCTGGATCATGTCTTTTTCGTTGTCGGAGATGATTTGGTCTGATTCTTTAAGATCGTCCTCTTCGATAACAAGGGAGTTACGCTTAGCTGCCGCGAGGATAATGGCGAACTTATGCAAGTGCGTTTGTTTCCGTGCGAGATAACCTTCAAAACGCTCTGAGGCGAGATGTGGGGGTCGAAGGTCAGGGTTATTGTGGTCGACGTACCAGGCGCGCCCCCACTCGCGAGCGAAGGGACTGAGCGTATAAGGGCCAGCGAGCTTACTGATCTCTGCAAGATCGGATATGAGTTCTTTCTGTATTTTGTCATATTCGGCGTCCGGAATTACCTCATCCGGATAAGGGATCAGGCCGCGCTTTTTGTTCCCGAATACGAAGACTATTCTGGAAGTGAGTCCTCCGGAGACCATCGATTCGGGAAAGTTAGCTTTAAGCCAACTTGGAGTAGTTGCGCCGATAATATTAAGCCAAGGGTTATCGATCTCAACTGTTCCGCCTGTAAGCGTCTCATGGCGGAATTTATCTCGTTGGCCGTCCCACATACGAATGAGAAAGGACATGAGTTGGTCGTTGTCAGCTTGCATAAAGGTGCCCAATTCACTGACGTTGATAGTAAGGCAGGACATAGCGATTCTACTTTTGCCCCCGAGCGGGTTCGTGTATTCGACGAATTCGATTGCATCTGCGAGTCCTTTCGCTAGTTTTTGCCAGGTCATGCTTTCTGGCCCGAAACGGATTCCGGGCACTTTACCCAGAAGGTCAGTCCCCATCGAAATGGAGGTAGATTTTGCGGCGACGCCCGGCGGGCCGACTAGAATGATATAGAAGTTTGGGGTCCATTGAAACTTCTTCATATCTATCCAGACGCGGCGGCGTAGAGCGCCAGCTAAGACAGAAACTCCGGTCCAGAAGTGAAAGCCGGTGGGAGATTCTGAATCTCTGGTGTAGTTCATATAGGCTTTGAGCCAGTTCGCGAAATGTCGGGCCATCGAAGGGCTCCCGCTGCATTATTTGCAGTCTCCCCACGATTTGTCCGAACCAGCTATTCCCCATTGAATCACAAGGGGATCTGGGTAGGGAACAGGAACCTCAAGATGGCGTCTAAGGGTATCGAGAGTATTAGCTTCTCCCCACCTGTGGATTGGGATTTGGAACACAATCGAATCGTGTACTTGCAGCAGAAGCTCGACCCAGGGAACGTTCGCACGAAGCTGTAGCGCACCTCTAAAACATACTTCGGCGACAGTGCTCTGAGGTCTCCAAGCGACAGCTTGGCTAAGGAGGGAATCAATTCGGTCGAAATATACGATTCGATAACCGAATTGATTTCTGACAGACCGCGAGCTGTAAATCTCACGCTCGGTCCGGCGATGCCATTCGCGGATTCCGGGATGGAGATCATCGAGCCATCGCTTTTGACGAAGCTCGCAGAGGCTGAGCGGCCACCCGATGCTTGGGTTAAGATGAAGGGTCCGCGCAGTTCCCAAGTAGTTGGTAGCGTGAACGAACCTTTTAAGGGCCTCATACATTTTGCCTTTTGGTGTTCCGAAGGATTTATGGTGGCCTTCGGCTTGAGTGAATTCTGTTCCTAAAAGGTCTTCTCCATTCATGAGGTGGACAGACTTTCCCTCTCTGAATGCTTTCTTTAATTTTTCATCATTCGCCTCCCAAGCGACGACCTGGGCGTCGGCGCCAGAAAGGTCAGCGTCAACGATCACTTTGCCCGGATCTGGAATGAACATCTTTCTGATGTTCGGGAGTCGAAAGTCAGAGTCCGGTAGAGCCGAAGCCGCGATCTCCTCGCCCGACCGGGGGCGGAAGGATGTCAAGTTCTCCAATTGCGCAGGGCCAGATTGGAGTGAGGATGAGTTGTGCGATTCGATGTTCATGAGCGACATAGTGGGTTTCGTAGCTCCCATTGTAGAGTAAAATGATCAGCTCCCCTGAATAGTCTGGATCAACTATTCCGGGAGCGTTGGCGACGAATACACCATTCTTTGCAAGGCCGGATCGACTCATGCATTGAATGTAGTACCCGCTGGGAGGTTGGATTACCAGTCCAGTTGGGACTGGTGTGACGCTCTTTTGGTGAATCGCTCGAGTCGTTGGCCTTCCGGATTCAGTTAGCAGAAAGGCAAAAACGTCGAGTCCAACAGAGCTTTCTGTCGCTCTTATCGGTAGTCTTGCCCGAGAGTCTTTTTTAAACACGCGTAATTCGGGCGTGGGGCCGAGTTTTTCTCGAACTTTGTCGCTGAATGTCAAGGACGCCTCCTTTGATTCTAGTCTGGTTCTTCTCCTTTCGGGATGTTCTGCAAATTGGTCCCTCGCCAAAAGGCGTTTGCGGAAGAGGACCAGCGGAATGTTTCCGTCCCCGCCGTATTGAAGCTGCACTTCATACGACCATTGGGCTCGAGTTCCGCGCTAATGAACGTGTTGTGAAAGACGCCAATTGACCGCTGGGTCTCTATTGCAGACCAAAGGCGGGCCGCCCAAGGGACATCTTTCTTTAAGCGTTCGATAGCTTCTGCATCGAGGGTTTCGTTTCCGGTTTTTCGGCTCAATTTCCGCGGGAAGCCGAGAATCCGGTAAAACAAATCCTTCTGTTGTTTCCCCGATTCCCACCAAAATTTTTTTGAAGTTTTGGGGGAAAATTCAGATAGGGTTAAGAATTCTTGCGGGATGATTTTTTTCAGCCAGACATTGATCTTCTCCTTCTCAAATGCCAAATGGAAGCCCATTTCGGCGCGTTTAGAACGATCGATTAGGATTCCCCTTCGCATCATTTCGAGAGCCATCTCATTTTTGGCTTTTTCCCAGGCCCATAGTTCTTCAAAGTTCTGAGTAGAGATTTGGGCACGGAGGCTGGTGGCGCACTCAAAAGTCCGAAGGGAGTCCTCAGCGTTATACCGGAGATGGCTGTCCCACCCACCGACTTTGCTGTCCCATTCTTTATTGTCGTCCTTCCAATACCAGTAATACTTATTGTACAGGGAAGAAAGGTAGTCGAGCCCTTTCGGGGTTCCCGGCCAAAGTAGATGATGAGCGAGCATGGTATCGAAATCGAGATTGGGTCGGACTCCGTAGTCTCGTTCGATGTATTGGGTGTCGTAGTTGTAGTTTTGGCCTTCGATTCGCACATTCGGATATGTCCATAAAATTCGGAGAAGCTTAGTTATTCGGAGTTCTTGTTCTGGGGTCCAATAATTTTCGAAAGCACCGCCTGAACCAGAGGGGCGCACAAGCGGGATGACGAGAGCTGTCGATCCAGTGTCGTATGGGCCATCCGCGAACGAGAGGCAGGTGATAAGTCCACGATATGTTTCAATGTCGTTCGACAGACGGAGCAGAGAACCAGCGGCTGCGTGTATGATCCAATTTCCCAGCACTCTTTCGGCGTCGGCAAATGATGGTCGATGAATGATCTCTGGACCCGGATATGGGCGCCAGTCAGAATTAAGCGCAAGTGGAACTCTGTAGCTAAGGTCATGAATCGTCACCGCTCTCAGATACCACGCCCGAAGGATCGCCGCGGGGTGGATGATTGGGAGGATTTTTATATTTGGCAAGGCCGCGAGCCCCGAGGCTTCCAGCATTGAGCCGCGCCAAGACATGATCCCTGAAGGTACAAGGACTGTTGCACCGGACCCCGTCGGCTCGGATGAGAATGATACTAAGCCGTCCGTCAATGCCCAGAGGGCATAGTTCCCAGCGGCAATGACAAGGGTCGGTCGGATTTCTTCGAGTTGTCGGTATAAGCGACCTAGCTCGTGTGTCGCCCATTGAGTCGGTTGGAGACCGCGACATTTCGATTCCCCGCTATCTTTTGCATGGAAAAATCGCCAAACTTCATTGCTTGGCGGTTGGGCTGCGAAACAGTTCGTGCAGAAGATGGACTCGCGGGAAAGCCCAGCTTCACTCAACATTCGGTTGAATTCTTTTCCTGATTCTCCGACGAGGGGTCTTTTCATTGCGGCTTCGGCCGCGCCCCACGACTCGGCGACGACGACTATGCGGGCGTCTCGAGGGCCTGAGGTGCCGTACCATAAGTCGTCGATTGCAGAGGGAGTCGTGGGGCGATAGTCGTTCATGATGTTAAATACACTTTCCATCCTCGGTCTTTACAATAAGCGAGGACTTGAGCTCGACTGTAACCAAGCATGAAGTTGCAAGCTGTGCCTGTGAGGTTCACAACGTCGTGTGCATCGAACCTGACGCCCGTGACGTCACCGTTTGGTTTTACGAGTTGCATTTTATATCACTTCCTTTCGGATCTTTATTCAGAATTCTACCTCGATCTTCTTGGCCCCCGCGTGGCGCATAATGTTTTTCGCGAATTCGATGGCTTGCTCTGGAGGCATCGCGATCCAACAGACTTCAGTGTTGAAGTTGACGACAACGTTGCCATTTTTGTCTCTGGCGATACCGATCTGTAAGGCTCCCTGATCATGAGGGCCGAGAGAGCCGTCGGGAAATTCGCCCGTGGGGCCTAGGTTTTTGGGTCCGTCTTTCCTCGGACGAGCCGAGAAAAAGCCTCTTGACCTTCGGGACTCGCTGCCCATGCGTCACTCTCCTCTATGGTTGCATCGAATTCGCCATCTATGACACGACGGCGAAGGGCCATGATTTTGATTCGTTTATCGTTCTGGTCTGAGCCGCATTTTGTGGATTCAATCTGAAGCTCTCGGACCAGCACCATTTCTGGCAATGGGTAGGGGGAGCTGAAGTCGTGGTAGAAGTCTTTTTCGGCATCCTGAGCTAGAGTTTCGAGGCCGATTTCGCGAAGGGCGGCGGCGAGTTTGGCGCTAGACTTTTGGGTCACGAGATGACTCCTTCGATTTCTGTCTGGCTTGAGGTGGAATTGGGACGATTTTACCGTTCTCGTCTATTCCGATTCGAGGATCTCCGCATGGATGCGGAGTGATTCGTGGCGACATGGATTCGGTATCGAACATTCGCGGCGAGATTTCTTTGCATCTTTGGTGGAGTGCTTTGAAGTCATCGATGATCATATGAGACCCTTTGCTTTGAGAATCCATTCTTCAGCGAATAGATCATGTGTTCCGTCGGCGCGTTCGTATATTTCGCATTGAGATTTCGGGAACCAAATCTTATCTTTTCCGTCGTCGATCAAGAGAGCTTTGTCTGTTGTTCGGATTAGTTTGCAGTTGATGCAATGGCGATTTGTTGCGCCTTCGGTCATTGTATTCTACCTTTTTGCGCCCCCGGTCATAGAACCTCCAGCGAACTTTGTGCGGGAGAAGAGGCAGGCTCCGGACTTAGAGTTTGTGATTTTACCAGAGCAAGGTTGTACGCTTTCTCATCAGGTTCTATGCCGAGGGCGCGCATATTCAGTGAGCGCGCAGCAATGAGAGTAGAGCCGCTGCCGCAGCAAGGGTCCAGAATAGAATCCCCAGGAAGAGTGGAGCAAGAAAGCAGAGCTTTAAGAAGGTCAGTCGGTTTTTCAGGTCCATATTCGCGTTCATCTCGAGGGACTCTATTATATCGTAAAAGGTCGATGGGAGAATGTATAAGACCTTTCTGCCCCTTTCGAGCGAAAAAGATCCACTCAGTGGTGCGGCGAAAACCCTCCCGTCCCCACGGAGCCATCCCTTCACTATCACTTTTCTGCCAAGTGATCGGAGTTCTAAAAGGGTCCCACCCCGCACGCGCTGAAGCTTCTTTGATCCATCCGAAAAGGTCGATGTCACAGAATATGAATATGTTTGCTCTTGATTTGCAAACTCGAAATCCTTCGGACAAGATGCAAGAGATGAGGTTTCTTGCAGCGTCTGGGGTGTCGGCATAGTTGTGGTGATGGACAGTTCGGGATCGAAAACCGGCGCTATCAACGTCGATTCCATAAGGGGGGTCCGCCAGAATAGTATCAAATTGCCCGGGGTCGAGTCGGGGCATGATGTCGAGGAGTGATCCATGTCGTACCTCAATGGTGATGATTTTCTTTTGGCCTCGGCGGATCAATTCAGCTTCGAATGCGCGCTGTTCATTCGCCACGATGAGATTGAAGGCTTCAGTGGCGTTGCGGGCCTTTTGGATCTCGGGCTTGTCCAGGTGTTTATTGATGATCTCGGCTTGGCGAACGGCCTTGCTGACGGTTGAAAGCGCGAGGCCGCCCTGCGGGCCGGCGAGGGCTGCCGCTTCTTCTTCAATAATCTCACGCGCAGTCTCAACGACGGACTGATATGGATTAAGATTCTTTTTCTGTTCATGGATAAAGGCAAGAGCCTCAACACGATCTTGCCACGGAATATCCAAACGATCTGTGTTTTCTGCGAGTTCGATTTCCTGACGCTTGATGTCAGAAATGGCCTCGTCGAGCAAAACGACAGGGATTGTGCCGGGAAGGATGTCGGTTTTGTTGTATACAAAGACCAAGCCATCTGCAGCGATAAGGTCGAGCGCGCGAGTCCGGCGCTCGCCGACAACCAAAATGTATTTGCCGTTCTTCTCTTGAACCACTGGGGCGTGGAGTAGAGTGTTTTCAAGAATGGATTCCTTTAGTTCTTCAAGAGAGGGTTTTGGGATCTCTTTTCGCTGGCGCTTTTCAATCAAGAGATCAGCGCGATTTATAAGATGCATCTGGCTCTCCCTCTGTTTTTAGAGGCATTATGGCGGCGACGAATTCGCGGGGGTAGCAGGCCAGAAAGGCGCCTTTTTCGTCGACTACAACGTAGTCGTTGTGGTGGTAGTCTGAGGCGCCAATGAGTACAGAGCGACCTTCAAGATGGACGCCCCTCGCCAATTGGGCGTCGGGGGTCATAATGCGGAAGAAGATTACAACGCCGCTCGGAAATGCTGACACTTTCATCTCCACTAGTTCTAGTTCTAAAAGTGGATCATTCGACATAAGTCTGGAGTCCTTTAAGGCGCCGCCAGGGAGGCTGATGGGGGCAGACGACTCCCCGGCGACTAGCCACCTCTCAGATGCTCACTTAGAGAGGTGGATCTCAGGTAATCTTGCTTACTCGGTTGACCTCAGCATATTTGATTGTAGGATCGGTTTTGTCCGAGCGCTGGGATACCTTGATCATGACGGGGCCTTTGCCCTTCATCATGAGGGGATTCCACTTGCCCTCATTCTGATCGAGCGCCTTTCGCAGACGGCCCAGACTGACGTTCTTTCCCTCGTTCAGATCGAGGGAAGCTCCGTCTTCAGTGAGATCCAGCCAGCAGTTCATCGGAACGAGCACCTTGTCTCGTTTCAGAATTTGGTTCGGAAGTTGGTCCCCCATAATCGCGAATAAGACGACGCACTGCGGAGAAAGTTTCTCTCCGTTGCGGTCAGTTCCCCCTTCGCGAAAGGTGACGGCTTTGTCTCCGTCGTCTACGAATGCCTTGAACTCCCCTTCGGGGCAAGGAATCATGACTGTAGACATGGGTTCTTCGATAGTTTGATGTAAGAACTTTTCTGCATCGAATGGCATGTCTAGACCCTCACCGCAGGGTTGGTGTTAGCCTCCGCTCCCGCTGCGGCGCCGGAAGCTTCTAGCATCTCTTTTCGTTTGTGGTAAGCTTTTATGATCGGGGCGAAGTCAGCATCCAGAGAAGATCCCGCGGGAAGCGCACGATTCTTGAGATCAGACTCCGCGTCGAGGGTAGACCACAAGAATTTGCCTGTGGAGTCTTTTCTGGATCTAACGACTTCACTAAAGAAGCGGGGAATTTTGGGGGCAAGCTTCTTGCCCAGAGTAGATACTTGAACCTTCGCCATGCCCGTGATTTCATCGGGTTCTTTCTCCACATGGGCGGTCAAGACAAAGAAGCATTGGCAATCGCTGGAGACTTTTAGAAGGAGTTGTTCGATTGCGGACATGGCGATCCCCCATTCGCCTTGATGGGGGGAGGGCTTGAATCCGACGGTCTGCTGGAGTGCAATAAGGCTAATGCCAGAAAGAGAATCAAAGACCAGAACGCGATCGTCTCCCCAGCTTGTAACATCGCCATAATCTTTCTGCGTGCGTTCGTCATGGAAATTCTCTAGATTTGTGAGAAGCTTCATATATTGCTTCATTTGATCTTTGCCGATTCCGGACTTTAATTCTGAAAGAGCTTGATAGCTCATGGCTTGGATTCGGATTGCCATTTCTTTCAAAGCGGTCCAGCCGGGGGCGGCGGGAGGAACTACGCACCAGTGCAAGAGGTTGATGTCGAGTTTCTCTCTGGCCCACGCATCGAGAAGGGAGTCGAGCCCCGTGGGCTCGGTTATGATGACGAAGACTTCGATCCCTTGTTTCGCGAAGGTCGAAAGGCTAGTCGTCTTGCCGCTCCCCGCGGGGCCGAACAGAAGGGTCGCTGGTGGTTGAATGGGTTTTTGCCCATACTCTGAAGGTGATGTAGCGTCCATTTTCGTATGTCTCCAGATCCATTACCTCGTCCCGCAAAAGGGACCCTTGAGCGAAATCTTCAAAAAGGCAAACAAAAACGATTTTTGGTTGAGCAAAACGGCGAGCACATTCAATGCAATAGGCGCAACTGTAGGGCATGAGGGTGCTCGCTACACCGATTGCGGGCTGGCCACAGATTTCGCACTTTAGTTCAGATTCGCCCGTTTGCTCTGATGGCATCGATCAGGTCTTTCATAGCAGATTCGTAATAATGGCGCATTTCGGGGTAGTCGTCATCAACGACAGCGACCTTTTGTAAGATTCTCCAGCGAGCGCAGAGTTTGTCTACGGCGTCGAATTCTTTGTTCTGCAAATCGATCCGAACGGACATGGAGGGGAGATCCGTCGCGGAGCGATTAGGATCTTTTTTGGTTGTGGGACACATAAATATCTCCTCGGAATACAGGTCTCGGAAACCGACCCGAAAGGTCCGATTCCGATTGAGCAGGCGGGGAGAGCTTTCTCTCCCGCGCCGAGACACTCTTCTTCATTTGGGAACGGACGGCTCAGGGTCACTGGTCCGCTCAGGAGGTTCAGGATCAGAATCCATTCCATGATCTTTCACCTTCGCTAGAATGTGTCCGCAGTCGAGGCAGTAGGTGTAGACGCCGGGGCCTCCGCCTCCGGCGAGTCCGTAGCCGACGTCGAGATTTGTGCTTGAGCAGAAGGGGCATCTTTCCATTTGGGTTCTCTCAGGGCAAAATAGTGGCATCGGAACCTGCTGTCTTGCTCGCAACTCCAGAATTCGTGGTGGCAGAAAGCAGTGATCGGTACTGGGGTGGTATATTCCCAGTAGAGGCAAAATTCGCAGCAATGGATGATGGGTCTTGTCTGCTCGGATTTCGGTTGAGGGGATTCCATCTCTTCACCTCATAAGATTCGTACCAGTTTTCGGGATGAGGGCTGGAGCAGAGGGTCATGAAGGGGCAGTGTGAATATTGGGTGCAGGAGTCACCGAAATTGTAGTCCCAATAACCTTCATTCCAACATTCGGTTATGTTTATGAGATCTCTTCGTAATTGTTCAAACCAGGTCTCAATAAGGTGTTGAGGGTAGATTTTGACCGCCTCAACCTGACGTATGGTCGTGAGGGTAACGATGACTCCGCGAACCACGACAGTGTTGCAAGGTATTCCGTTATGCTGCAAGGCCCAGCAATAGCCCAGGAACTGAGACCGGAGGTCCCATTTCTCCGCCCAATTAGACTCCAGACGTTGAGCAGTCTTTTCATCTCGGACGACAGGCCGCTCATCTCTCTTTCCAAAGAGATCGAATCGACCAGTGTAGATAAAGGGATCTCCGCTAACAGGGTGCCGTGGAAAATTTGGGAATTCCAGAGGGATCGCGAAAGAGAATTCAAGTGACGGCGCGTCTCCGGAGTAATACGGTTGAACACGATCAGATTTAGGAGGATAGACCCGCACATAGTCTTCGATGGCGGCCCACATATTCTCAGGAGTCTTTGGATGTTTTTCCTTTCGGATGACAAAGTCTCCCCATTCATGGGTGAAAGTCGCGTATGCTCGTGCAAGGGCAGCAGAAGTGTCAAGGCCATTGTGATAGATCTCCCTGTATAGTCTTTCGAGGGTTGCGGAAAAGCAGGCTCCCGCATGGAGATCGATCGAAGGCTCGGGGGGTCGAAGGCCGAAGATGAACTCGTTTTTGAATTTCTGGTGACAGCTTCTGAAGCTGTTTATCATTGTTGAGTCGATGTGTTGCGGGAGGACGGCTTGCGGGGTCATTCTTTTCGATCCTTGGATTCGAGGATTTCGTGCTCTGCGCCGGGGGCGAGGATTGCGATGTCGGGGCGGTCGCCTCGGCAGATTTGGCAGATTATTCGGGTGGAGGGGTGTTCTTTCAAGACACGCTGGCCGGAGGGATAGATCCCGACTTCATGTCCGCATTTAGAGCAGTGTGAGGTGATCTGCTCGGGGTGCATGCGGTGCATGTCTGAAAGACGCATTACGATTAGTTCGATTAGAGACATTAGAGGGTGTCCAATGTGGGAGGTTCGGCGGCGCGAAATTCGGCGGCGAGCGTGTCTAACATCTCGTCGGGGTCCCCATTATTATTGAGGTCTAGGGTCTGGACCCCTGGGAGAGAGATGTAGTTTCGGTTGTCTCCGCGGAATTCGAAGCCAGCTCTGTGGATTCGGATCAGGTGGCAGTTGTCGGGGCCTACGAAGTTGACTATGAACTTCACCTCGTCGGTGAAACCAACGTCGTCAATGATGAAGTGTTTGTAGAACTGTTGTTGTTCGAGGCAACGCTTCAAGAGAAGCCGGCCGAAGATTTCTGTGCCGAATTTGGCTCTCATGAAGTCGTCGGCGAAGTCGATCATGGTGTCGCGGATGTCGGCGGGAGGGATTTCGTCGTCGGGTCTTGATTCGAAGTTCAGTTTTGCGAGGGTGAATAGGTTTTCTCTTTTCGTCTTTGAGTCACGAAGGTCGAAAGAATAATCGATGGGACCCTCTTCTGGAAAGAAGGTCCCATATATCATTTGACGGATTGGTTCGGCGAGAGATTCGACCATCGTGTGTTGGTCTAAATCGACTATAAGAGATGCTAGAGTCGATTTCCCTGCGTCGGTGGGTCCATTCAGGAATACGAATGTTGGAAGGTCTAGAAACATCACAGAACGTCCAGGGTTGGCGTTATGGCTTTCTTTCCGCCAGAGACGCGGGCTGCGGGGGAGGTTTTCTTTCGCAAGACTCGGGCGATTGCCACTAATTCTTGCAAAGCTTCATCGCTCAATTGCTTAAAATCGCCATTCGGAGCGGCGCCGATCAAAGCGGACCGGCGCTCGAAGAGCTTAACCGGGTCCCAAGAATTAAGGTGCTCGTAAGAGTCCATAATCTGGGTCAAGTGGTCTTCTCCTTTTCGGGTTCTGGATTCTCACGTCTGTTTACGTAGTCGGTCAACAAGTCGGTCATAACGCGCGAAATTGCACCGTACTCCATCTTATTCAAGACCGGGTCCCAATGGAAACGTGAGAAGCGAGCTAAGAGGGTTGCGGGAAAAGATACCTTCTGTTGAACGTAAGGTTCGGGGGTCTTCTGGCGGCTCATTTTAGTGAACTCGAGATAGAATGGGCCTGTTATCGCACTGATAATGGCCCCAAATTAAGCCACGATCAACATGAAAATTCGAGGTCTCGATAAGTATTTCAGAGCTTGTCGAGACCGGGGGTCTTTTTCGGTACAGTTGTGACGTCACGAAGCTCTCCAAGAAAGTCTTCGACCCCACCCGAATCGGGAGCAGGGGTTGGAACTTTGTATTCACTGATTTCTGGTTCAACGACTGCGATCCCGGCGGATTTGAGTGCTGGTAGGAATTCGGAGTCGCGGGGGGCGACTATGAGAATTTTGGGATCTTGCTCGTCTTTTCGGGCGCTACAGCGGTATAGCTGTTCCCAGTCGGGATGCTTTTCGCGCTTCATTGCGACGCGAAGGGTGTTGATCCGGTGCAAGAATCTGGTCGCTAGTGCTTCGGTGTCGAAGGTGATACGGATTTCTTTATTCGCGCCTTGACGCATTACTTCTTGCAGTTCTGCACCGAAGGAGCTAAGAGGCATATGCTTCGAGCGGGTCATCTTACTCTCCAGATAGAAAAGGCTGGGAGGAGGGGCTCTCCTCCCAGAAAGGTGCTATTCGGGTTTTGCGGGCGACGTTGGTTCGTCGGAAACTTCTTCGCAAGTCAATAGGTAGTCGACAGCTTCCTCTTTGAGGGCGTTGTCGAGGGCTTCGTCTATGATTGCGGTGTAGCGGTTCATGATCTCTTGAGGATCTTCCTCAGAGGGATCGTCGATGTTAATCGTCAGCTTCAGTTTCATCGTCGCGTACCTTTCTGGCTTCTAAAAGCATGACAGCGATAGAGCCCATTATAAACGCCGCGGTCATATGGATCGGGTAGTTCGCACTTCGCGCGTCTGCCTGATCGGTGTACTTCTTGGATTCAGCGATGGCGGCGTGGATCATCGCGTCGAGTTGGTGGCCAGTTAAGCCGACAAACATTAAAGCTTCTCCTTTCTTCGTTGTTTCTTTTTGCGGGATTTTGAGCTCTTTAGCCCTTGGATTCGAGCTTTCTCTTTTTTATTATAGGCGCGGGCGAATTCGAGTTCTTCGTCCACGTTCAGTTTGCGGGATTTGGCGAAAGAGTGTTCGTAGCCGAGCGAAGTCATGATCGCCATGATAGTTCGGTTTTGGGGGGATTTGGTCCCTCCGAATAGCAAAGCGCGAACAGTATTGATGTTCAGGCCAGCCAAGTCGGCGACGACTTGGAGTCGCTTCTCCAAACCTTCATCTTGGACCACCGTCTTGACTCTGTCACAAACGGGGTCTTTGTCGATGAAGCGATACGTGCGAAGCACGCGATAATAGGTCATTTCTTCACCGCGCGCTTCGGAGTCTTAATGGGTCTTCCGCCCTTGGTCTTCGAGCCCCACGGGGCTCGCTTAACTGGTGACTTCGCCGTGGTGGTCAAGGCGCCCCGGCCGTGGAGATGGATAGAGATGACTCCGTCCATCCGGTCGATCTTCGCAAAGACGGGGCCGAAGAGCTTCTCTTCAATTTCAATTGTCAGTTTCATTGGTTTTGGCATTGGGTTTCTTCTCTTCTGGTCTGCGGGGTCTCGCAGATATGGTGAAGGAATATAAATGATTTCTGGCCTGGGCGAGGGTGTTTACTCGATGCACTGCGGGATGGTGAGCCCAAGTATGCACTGAAACGTCCAGACCGATTGCGAGGACTTTGAGGCCGCTCGCGATTGCGACCCCACACTCTACAAGCGCGCCTTTAAGTCGGGGCATTGCTTCGCGACCATAGAGCATTAGAATGTCGGAGTCCCGGATCTCTTTGAAGTCTAGAGTCCAGTGGTCAGCGAATTCTTCAGGCGTAGAGACGGCCTCGAGATAGGTCTTGGTGATCCAGGTCGAGGTCCAATGAACGAAAGCCCATTGGGGGTCTTCGCTCAGCATTCTTCCGACCCCGTGCCGGTCGAAGGCAGAGGCGAAGTAAACGCGCGGCTTGTAGAGGATGTCGGACATTTTTTACCTTTCGCCGGACAGTTCGCCGAGCTTTTCGAGTAGACCTTGTTCGACCGCTTTGGCTACTTCAGGTTTCACATTCGGTTGAAGTAGGCCGGTGTCTTCGGCGACATGGCGGGCTTCGTCGAAAACCAAGGCCACTGTTGCGAATTGGGTCAAGAGGCGGACTGTCATTCGCTCGGCGTGGGCGCGGGCTTCAACGGCGCGCTGGAGTTGTTCGTTCGCCAGTTGGGCTTCGGCTCTGGCGACGAATAGTTGGTCCATCAGGGATTTCCTTTCGGATTCGAAATGCTCGCGCATTCCCTGAAGTTGACGGTCGATCGACATAAAGTGGTCCATTGCGCTCATTCTGGTGCCTCATCTTCCTCTTCGTGGTTGCGGGATACTCGGATGTGGGAGGCGATCTGCTTCCCAGTCATTACTCCCACAGTCTTAAAGACAAAACCGTGGGAGCAAGCAGTGTGGCCGAAGGTCTCGAACCAGTTATGAACTCGATCTTGGGCCTGACGCTGGCCTTGTGGGTCGAGGCATTCCACCTCGATCACTAGTTGGTGTCTGCGTTTTCTTGTCATTATGTTCCTTATACAGCTCTATGAGAGCGGTTCTTTCTGCCTCCAAACATATTTCTTTTTGGGTGATGATTTGGATCTCACTGCGCAATTCACGAATTCGTTTGTCAAGCCGTCTCATAACTGGTCCAGTGTCGGTTTGGTGTTTCGGGAAGAAGGATTTGGATTCGTAGTCTGAGTCTGAATGGTTTTGTTTCGGGCTTCTCTCTCCTCTTGAAGTTGTAAGAAGGTCTGGCTGACGGCGCGGTCGAAGGCGCCGCTCAGGACTGCGGTGAGGCCGTCGCGAAGCTGTTTGGCCATCTCGTAGTCGAGGCCAAAGCAACGGCCGTTCGTGTGGAAATAGATTACGTTCTCGTGGGCGCGAATCTCCAATTCATGAAGGTGTGGGTGTGGGGGGAGAACGTAAGTTCTAGACATCGTAATCTTCTTTCATTCGCTTGAGCACTTTGCTTCGTCTCTCGATTAAGACAGGTTCGCCCCGCAAGTGTTTTTTAATCTCGCGGGCGGCGATCTCGGAGTCGAAAGAGCGCGGCTTGCGAGATTCATCGCGCCGAGGGCGCTCGAAGCCCCATCCGAGAAAGTAGACCCTGAAAGGATTCTCTCGGATGAGGCAGAAGAATGTGCGATATTCAGTCATGGAAAACCCGCTCGTCTTCGAAGGGGTCAAAGTCGTGTTTCCGGAAGATGGCTTCAATAGCCTCCATCGTCATGAGAAGCTCGTTTGCGATTATGAAGTCGGGAGCTTCGAGTTCGATCAGTCGAGCGAGGCGTTTTGCACGCATCTCGGCCATTGTGCGGATGTCGTCCTCGTCGTGTTCGAGGAGCATAAGGATCTTCTGGGATCTAGTCGGGAGCATCTTGGGCCTCCAGCGGGAATGTTATGCCTTTGCCGTAGGTCCATTCGGCGACTGTCGAGTCGCCGCCGTCGGTGATGATGACGCGCTCGACGAAGCCCATGCGGGCGCCGACCGAAGTCGTGAAGTGGACGAAGGCCTCGACGGCTTCTTTCGAAGAGACGAATGACCGTACCCGTTCGTAGAGGCCCTCGTCTTGAGGGGTGATGGGTTTGAAGAATTGGTAGACGCTAAATTCGTTTGCCATCACAATTGGTCCAGGGTTGGAGTGGTCTTTACGGGTTTGTCGGGAGTCGAAGGCGCCGGGGCGTATTTGCGCTTGAGGGTCTCGGCCCACTGAGCCGGGTTCGCAGTGATGATCATGTGGTCTTCTCGCTCGATCAGCTTCACGCATTCGGTGCAGACCGGGATCGGGCGGGGAGGCAGGTCGATGTATGTGACGGAGAACTTCGGCTTCAGTGAGTTGGCGGGCCGGAGATCCTTCATGCCGGTGAGTCGGGTCTTGGATGGGTGTATCCAGACTTCATAGAAGTGATTGAAGCGCTCTAAATGGCCGCAACTGGAGCATTTCTGGTTATGAATATGCATGACGTAAGAGTCGTGGATCATTTCTGATCTGTCGGACATTGTTGGTTTTTGTTGGGGATTTTGCATGAGTTCTTATCCCTTTTAGAGATCGTTGAGAGATGGAGTCTTGACTCCGCCGGGAGCGGCGGAGAGGGGCTTTTGTCGGGGGGCGCCAGAGCGCCCGATAGGTACATTCGCTTTATTGCAAGAGGTGCAGATGGTAACGAACTTGTTCGGGGCACGGGAGTTGTATTTTGAGGGATTTATGATGAATCCCATGTCGGAGGGGACTGTGTCCCCACAGCAGAAGCACCATGATGTGAATTTGTTCGGCTTGTCGGAATAGGGGACCTTCGCCGCCTTGGGGGGCGGAGGTGGAGGCGGAGCCTTAACGTTCGGCGGCGGGGAGCCGCGAGATGGACCTTGAGCCCACGGGGGATTGGTGCTTTGAGTTTGGCGCGGCGGAGGGGGTGCGGATGGCTTGGGAGGTTGAGGGGGCTGATAAGCGCGCGGGGGATTGCGGGCAAAGTTGTCGGGCGTGTCGATTTTGCTGAAGGGATCTTCAACAATGACAATTTTGCCAGTGATCAGT